AGTCCACGACCTCAACGCTCTCTTAGGCTGCAGTTGCCATCCATCAATGACAGAGCCTGATTCCATACGTTTTAAAGCGTGTTCTCTCACCGCCTTGATGTACCCCTCAACCATGTCAAACTTAGTCAGCAAGACGCTGATTTGCTGCTCGTTAAGCATCTCTACAGGCGGTGCAGTGGCAACTACTTCAGCGATGTTTGCTTGTGCAGGGCATATAGTTCTTGCGTTGCAGTATTGGCAAGCTGAGTCAGATGGCACTGGTTGAAACAGTGGGTTCAAAGCATTCTCAATGGCAGGGACTAAAACGTAGTGTTCCCAATCAACCAACTCTTGCGTTGTCATTGAGTGCTTGCGAGTCTCGCCATGATGAGGTTGGATAATCCACAACTCGACCTTATCAATGTCTTGATAGAGGTTGCCATCTTCAAATGCTGCTAATGCGTAAAGGCGTAGCTGGTCATTGTCAGCGTCAACATATCCACGACCAGTTTTCAGGTCTGCAATGATGAGTTTGCGTTTCTGTTTGCTGACTCCAATTACGTCAGTAGTGCCGCCTACCTTGGCTTTATAAGTGTCTTGGTATTGCAGAAACTTCTCGACTGTGACGCTACCCTTGCCAAGTTCATCCTCTATAGCCCAAATAGCTTTCAGATGCTCTAGCGCCATCTCACAGTTTTCCTCAGTCATCTTGATACCTTCAACGACTGTACCGACTGACTTCATGGGGTCAGAGTCAAGTTGATAGCAAGTTTCCGCCAAGGCATGAATCGCAGTCCCGATCTTTGCCGCCTCGCCACCCTCGACATAGGGCATCAATGCTGAAAGTCTGGCACTGGCTGGACAGGCAATCCATCGGGATGCTGATGATGCTCTAAGGTTTAGTTGTTTGATTGCCATGATGCTCTTTCAATGTGATGGTTTTCAATGAGGAGTTGATAAGCTATTTGCCTTGTTTCATTTGAGACTGCATGACCCAAGTCTTCAGGGTCTAGCAGACGCTTGATGAAGACTACAGTCTGTTGGTTCTGCTTGCGTTCTTGTTCAAGCTGTGAGCCTAGCCAAACGATATGTTCACGCAAGGTTTGCCGTTCTTTATCATCCATGATTAGTCTCCGCAAAAGCAAGCAATAGATTCTTCATTGGGGTCAAACATATCTTTTTGTTCAGCCGCAAATTGAATCATGGATTTATAGGATGGTCTGTCGGAACGGAACACCGCACCGCTTGGCTTGCTTGCCAGTGCCAGTGCCAGTGCCTCCATTTGCGCCCACCATATACCACGTTCAGGTTTTTCTGCAATTAGAGATAACACTTGAGAGCCGCCTTTAAGGAAACATAAATCACAGTTGCCGTGATAAGTCACGCCATTGATGTTTGGAAGTTCAAGATCAAAGGATTGGTTTCTCCAAAACTCACCAACAGTTTCTTTGGTTACGCCAGCAGCTACAAGTGGCATCCTTGATTTATCGGCAATCTTGGCGGCTCTACGCTGCTCATCAGCCCTCATGCCAATCCAATCCATTGTTTCGTTATGGTCATCCCATCCAGTAGATTTCAGATATTTGTGGATGCTGCGAATCTTCAATTCAGAAGTGCAAAACCTTGTCACGGGGTTGGGCAAGTATTGACGCTTGCGTATCAATGCCTCAAATGGTTCGCCGTTCCTGCTGGCAGTTTCGTAATTGACAACAGCAAATGCAGGGTCTGCATCCCGATACTCAACCCAAGTGATTGGCACATTCCAGTTGACAGAGCAATCATTAACGAACTTCAAGGTTGCTTCCTCCTCTTTGCCCGTATTTGCAAACATAACCCTTGCGTGGGGGGGGGTATTCCATTATTAGCGTCAAGAATACGCCACAACATATAGGCGCTAGTCCTACCGCCTGAGAAGCTGATACAGGTAGGTTCTTTGATCTCAAATGGATTAGCCATGCCTTAACCCCCAACAAGCAATAAGTGCTGCATCAGCACGACCATCATCTTTAACACGCTTGAACAGGTCAACATTCCACGGGAATACTTCCATTGCTCTAGCCCTTGCCCCATCCTTGCCGCCTGAAACTCCCATAGCTTTCTGCCAAACTTGAGGAGTTACGAGAGTGGACTTGATTGATCTAGCCGCTATAACACCTTCTATAGCCCCAAGAGAGCGCCCAAAGGAGAACACGCTTGTCACCCCCTGCCCACTCATTGCAAAAACGCGTTCTATGTACGCTTCTTCAGGCTTAAACATATCAAGGATTTCAATCAGTTCGGGGATGCTGATCTGACGCTTGGCTTTGCCATTGCGAGTGAGGGTGACAGTTGGCATATCGACTACACCAGTTAATGTTTCGCCTCTCATCATGGCTATAGCGCCGTTAAGCCCTACGTCAATGCCAATGATGCGTTTGGGGGTGAAGAATTGAGTGGTCATTCTGTACCTCTGTTTAAAGCTGTAATACGCTGCTGGATTAGGGAATCTACCGATTCTTCTAGCCGTTGTATTGAAGTCACCAATGGTATGGTTCTACCAGTGGCATAACGGCTAACTTGGGATGGGTCAAAGCCAGCATGACGGGCAACATCGGTGATGGTGTAGCCAGCTTTCTCAGCCTTTTCCCTAATGTTTTCAATGGTTTGCATGGTTGGAGTGTTCATAGCCAAGGATTCTAGGGAACATTGGATTAATAAGTCAAGTGCTATCTGATTAAATACCCTACTAGAGTGTGTGGGATTAAATAGGTGGGGGTTGACTAAGTAGTCAACTGTGATATGATTCACCCATCAGCAACCAAACAGGAGATACAAGATGAAATACAAATTGAACTTTGCAAGAGATGTAGATACAGATGAACCTGATGTCTTTATCTTGAACTTACCTGATGGCTTTAGGTTTGACCACGACCCATGTGCCATCGAACACGTTAGGGCATACGACACTGTTCAAGAAATGAAAGAAGACATTAAAGACTTTGTAGTTCCCTGTAACTGCAAAGATTGCGTTAAGTAAACCCAACGGGGCGCAAGCCCCATCTTTAAGGAGCAACCCCATGAAAGAAACAATCCTCGACATTCTCACCGCCATTGCAATCGGCATTGGCTTTGCAGTCCTCTTGGCTTCATGGTGGTCATCATGACCGACCTTCAAGACTTCTGCCAAGAGCCTCGCACTATGGATGAACTGGTAGAGGCTGGCTACAAGCCTACAAACGTCTACAACGCTGTTAAGCGTAAGGAGTTGACCAATACCAAGGCTACAGACGATTGGGGGCGCAAGCTGCATGGTAAGGGTCTGTTCCTGTCCACAGTCACAGTTGAGCCTATGAACTTCACCGCCTTGCAGTCAGCATGGCATACCCCACAACCTCAAGGAGAAACAGCATGAGCATCGCATTAGAAATCACAGAACTGATAAACCGCATAGCGCCAGCTAAAGGCATTGCTGGCGGCTTTATGAGCCGCAACGAGATTATTCAACTCATTGATAAGGTTGCCAATGATGCCGTTGCTATCGGCTGGACTCATGCGGAGACTATGACTAGGAAACGTCTTGAGAAGAAAATTGACCTGATGGAACAGGAAATGACCATCATCAAGGAGCAGATGAAGTCCCTTGAACTCGACTTGCTTGCGGCTGAGAGCAAATGAATACCCTTGTCAAGTTTGTCATTGCTGCTGCTTGTGCCGTGTCTCTGATGTACTTTGATTCATTGGATTACAAACCAAAGGAGAAGACTAATGTGGGAAACAGTCATGTGGGTAGCCGTAATGGGGATTTCAGGGTTCGCATTGGGAATTTGCGTCTGCATAGGGTTTGTTTTGTACCTACTAAACAAGGAACAAGACGAGTAGTGAAGTGTCCAGTTTGCGATTGGGTGAGAACACCTGACAACCGCTATATGTGCAAGAAGATTGAACGAGTGATTCTTGCGACTCAAATAAAGAAAAGGAAAAAGTATGGGATGGAGAGAATTGACTATCAAGTACGTTAAGGATTTACTCAGAGCCAAGACCCCTTTGGAAGTAGCCGAAAAGGAACTTATTGAGGCGCAACATTTAAAGATGCAGGGTGAGAGTGCTGTTGAATACGCTCAATCAATTGTCGGGTACAACGAGAAACGCATCCACAGGCTAAACAACATCATTGCTGAGTTAAGGGGTGAATACTATGACAGATGAAGATGAGGCATTCAACGAGATTGAGAAGCAGAGTATGTGGCGCAAACGTGCCGTACAAGCTGCCATATCCAAAAACCCATACCGCAATCAAGTCATTGAAGAAGTAGCCAAAGAGGTTGAGAAGCTAACTGGCTTTGGGAAAGACACGATTGATGGCTTGACTATTTACATCAGGAACATGAAATCATGAAAGAGAAGACAGAGCAGGGTAGGGCTGTTAATTTGCGCCTCACCCAATCCGAATATGCCGAATACGTCAGATTGGGCGGGGTTAAGTTTTTGAGACTATTCCTGCAAATGAGTGCAGGGATTCAGAAAGAGATTAAGGAGATGAAGAAATGACTACTGATATACCTGATTGGATGTTTGAAAAAACTCCTAATGTTCCACCTCGCCCTTTGGTAGGTTTTACTGAGCAACAGCGTACAGAGCAAAACTTCTGCCCACGATGCGGTAAACGCACAAAAGACTTGACCACCATTCACACTTGCACACCACCACAGGATTAACGAATGAATAAGCCAAAGACTGTATTCGATTGGAAAGATGGCACTCCCTCAATCTGGACAAGAGATAAGGAGATGCGCCAGATAGCGCAGGGTAGGGCATGGGGTCAGGCTGCACAAGCTAAAATTGGGCTTGAATCCAAGCAGCAAATTACCATCTATTCAAGGGCTAAACTTAGTAAATGATTCGTAAGATAAGAACCTTCTACGGCAAGCAGCATGGTCAGCATGGGTCTAAGAAGACCACTGTAGATCATGGCGTAGCTTGGTTATGCGACAAGTGTGGTGAGGTGATCTTGTACGAACACCTCACCCCTAAACACTTTTGTAGGCGACTAATTAAGCCTGTAATCCTTGGAGATACTGAGTCTTCCCCGCAACCTTAACGGCGGTGAGTTCTTGCTTCTTGAGGTTATTAGGGTCATAGGAAACGTGTACCCAACCTGAATCAGGGATACCTTGTGTGTAGAACTCTAAGATTAACTGTGTATAGTCCAAATTGTCCATAATCCATTGGGCAAGATCAGCATTGGCAACGCCAGCAATCTCAATATCAGCAGCTTGACCCTTGCAATGGTCTGAAGTCTTAGACCCGCCAACAGCGGCATTTGACTCAGGACTGCGATAACCTGAGTTAACAGTCACAGACTTACCAAAATGCTCACGCACAGGTTGAAGCACCATTTCGCATAAAGTCTTCAAGTTCTCTAAAGCCTCATCATCAGGGGTATTGTCCAGACCCAATCTAGTGGCTGTATCGGACTTGGTTAGTTCTTTGAGGGTAAAGTTTGCAGAGAGGTTCATTTCATTCCTTTCAGGGTTTCGTAGGTTTGGATACATTGGTTGAGTTTTCGGATGGCGGCATCTCCTTCTGAGGCGATGGCGATAAGAGTTTCACTAACCTGTCCACTAAGTTCGGTTCGTGTCTCTCCGCTGTTATCTCCAGCGGTAACGGGGGTAACTGAGGGGGAACATACGGGGCTTTGGGTGGGGATTGACAGGCGCAAAGCACCAGAGGCAACATCAGCCCGTAACTTAGTCTCTTTAATCCTAGCGACATTCTGTGATTTCCTTAAAGTTTCAGCATAGGTATTAGCTACCTTTGCCATGTTTTGCTCAGTTTCCCTTGCTTTGGCATTCAAAGAGGCTATTTCAGCCTGTTGACGAGCATTCTCATCCTCGCCACCCTTGTAATAACCGCCACCAAAAGCGCCTAAAACAGTCATCAGGATGCCCAAAAGCACCCAAGGATTAAACAAACTCATGGTTTTGGGGGTTCATCAGTATCAGTAGCTTCTGCCTTGGCTTTAGCTGTAGCTATTGCCTTGACACCAGACCTACCAGCAACACCACCCAACACACCAGTGATGAACACCATGATGGTGCTAATCTGCTGTGTGTAAACCTTGTCTATTGGAGCCATTCCAGCCATCGGCTGAGTGACGTAAGTCAATGCGTAAAGAAACATGGCTACAGAGCCAAGAAGAATCAATATCAGGCAAACAATCACAAAAGCCCACACCCTAGCTTCAATTTCTTCAGCAGTCATGCGGTTATTAGGTTTGTATCCAACTGTAGCCATCATTTCTTCTCCTGTTCGGGTTTAACTAACATTTCTGGACAAGTACCTGTAGCGGTACAAACTGGGGGCTTGCATTCAGGCTCACTCCAATTCTTTGGGTCTTGGCACTTGTAGCGGAAGCGGTCTTCGCACCCTGTCAAACACAATATGGTCACTAATAGAATTAGGCTCTTTGTCACGATTCTTCTTCCTTTCAGAGTTCTCTATCTGTCTTCTCAGCTTTTCAACCTTCTGCACCTGTTCTTGTGCTTCACTTCTAGTTTGCAATACATCCATGTAAAGCATACCTAAAACAGGTAACAACAATACGACAAGAACACAAGCAGCAATCCATCCCACTACGTTCTCCCAATCTTGCTTACCAGACCTATTACCATCCATAGGTATATTAGGAATAGGAAAGCTACCAACAGGTATGCTTGTTTTTCTGCTAGGAGTCGCTCCCTTTCCTTTCGTAGCCATGATTCTGCATCCCGCATCTTCCTTGCTTTTGCTTGCTCTCCAGCAATGATGTCTCTCATGCTGAACACCTCTGAATACAAAGCACCCATCTCAGGGGGCGATTGATAGACCATGCACTCACGAATCTGGACTACCAACCTCTCCATCTCTTGCTGTGCCAAAACCCTGTTTAGGGCTTCTTCCATCAAGTTCACATCATCAGAAAAAACTACAGTCCTAGCCTTCTCCTCTGAATCCCTGATGTGCGCTTCTAACTGTTCCTGTAGCTTGAAGAACTCAGTCAGGTTCTTAACGATGTCAGCTTTGACTTGAGTTTCGTCAACAGCAACATAGTCAGACTTTTTAACCTTTGATACAGATTTTGCAACTTCTGGCTTGGGACTACCGCCAAATAACTTCCGCAACGTACCCCAAATTCCTTTAACCTCTTTGCCAATGGCAACAACTTCATCAGCAGTGCGCTTGATAGAGACAAACTGTTCTTTAGCTTGCTTATAGAGATCACAGCCAGCTTGGATGTTTTTGACCAAACCAGCCGCAAGAAGACAAATAGAGATTGGATCAATTTTTTATCCTTATTGGGCTGGTTCAAGGTTTTTTATGTACGCATCTAAATCAATAACTGGATTTGCTCTTTGTTGTTGAGTAAGAGTTTGTGGTCTTTGGATGGTCATCATTTGATTAAGTTCAGTCAAATACTCAGAGTCAATGATTCCAGATTTATTAAACATATCTGCTATCTTTGCAGCCGCCGCACCAGCATATTTAGGATTTGCTTGTGCTTTTGCCAACATAGCAAGTGCATCCATTGAGTTCTTGTTTGTCAATGCCTTGCCCATCATTTTTGGAGTTAAATACAAGACTCCAACACTAGAAAGTATGGATGGCAAATCCATTTTGTTTTGAACTTCATCTGGTAAATTTAAATACGCTAAAGTTGATGCAAGACCAGTAGCCCCAGTAACAGCCGTACCAATAAATTTAGTTCTTAAAGCAGTAGAACCTGTTTCTTCTTCTAAACCATACTTAGCGGCATTTGTTATATCTAACAATTGTTTTTTTACTTTTGGCTCTCTAAACAAATAGTCAAAACCTTCTTTAAAAGTTTTGTCTTCCAAGTTTTGAGATAACTTCAGCACACCATTTGGGTCGCCA